TACATGACCTTATGGCAACACATCTGGGCAGAGGACGAAACGTTCCACTTGCACGATGAGTTGGATGCGGTTCGTAAGGATATCGCTGAAGCTAACCGTCACTTCAGCATCGCTGTGATGCGCTTATTCAATGACGACCTGGAGATCACGCCATGACCAACCCTGATCTCAAACGACTCACTGTTCAAGTTACCGCTCAACAAAAACAACTCCTGCAACAACGATCGCAACTCAAACACATCCCTATCTCTGTCATTATCCGCCAAATCCTCAACGAACACTTCGCCCTTTCTTAGCCCCCCCCCGCTTCTCCTTACCCCGCTTGCCACCCTCGGCAGGCGGGGTTTCCTTTTGCTCCTCCCTCATCTGCGCCAGTAGCTCCTGGTACCCAGGTGCGTCTGGCACTCCTCCCCTGGCCAGGATCTCAGTCCAGTTCAACTCTCAGCCAGTGCTTTGTCTGGGTTGATGCCCTGGTCCCGCAGCACCTGCCTCAGCCTCCTGTACTCATCCATCCCCTTCGCTTCGTTCCCGTCCATCACCCTCCCCTTCGCCGGTAACGGCTTCCCCAGCCTCCTCCCTAGCAACTCCTCCTCTCTCCTCTTCACCCTGCTCCACAACAACTTCCTCCCCGTCTCCCCCAGCGTCATCCAATTCTCCCTCACCCACTCCCTCACCTCATCCACTTCCTTCAAGTTCATCATCGGTATCGCCCTTGCTAAATCATTCGTCATCTTCCCTACCTTCGTCCTCTGCACTGGCCTCCATTGCACCATCACCGCAGCCCACTCTTTCACTCATCATACACCGCTCAACACTTGACACCTATGGTAATCTTCACGTTAGGGACCGGGAAGGATCTACCCCTCCCCCGTTACCTGTCTCATCACACGCCTCAACTGCGACACCTTAGCCGCTCCTTTCCTGTTCCTAATTCCCAAGCGGCTAAACGCTCATACACACAAACGCAGCTTCCCCCACGGGGGTGCCTGCTCACTTAGCCATGCCTACCCACCCGAACATTGGCATCACTAGGGAGCCAGCGGACTACACATCCGCTTGGATGCTCACTAACACTTAGTCCCATCTATTACGTCACGAACAACATGCTTCAACTCCACTAAGTAACACTCACACAGCCCACACCGAGGCAGGTGCGGAGTGAGTCTGTGGCGTGATGCATCGTTAATGTGACGTTAAGGGAAGAGAGAACGGTTGGTGCAGCCGGGAGAGAGCGGTGAGGGAGGCGAAGCCGAGCGAGCGAGCGGGTCGCAACGAGCGACCCTTGCGAGAGTGAACGGAGGCCATGCACCGGAACGAGTAAGGGATAGACGGAACGATTGTTGTTGTTGTCTTAGTCTTACTCTTCTAGAGACAGCAACAAGAACTGTTTCAGTTGCATTTCTAGCTGCATCAAGGCTGAGTGTGGTTGCAGCCGATGCAGCTGGGAATGCAACGAGGAAGGTTGTTGATGCTGCTTTGGGTAAAGGGGAGAGAAAGAGGGAAGAGGGGCTACGCCCGATTGGATGGGGCTGGCAGTGAGGTGCCGGGCGTTTCAGCGGGCTACTGCGGCCGTCTACGACGGCCTCGTGGTTTCGCCCGCTTCAACTGGCACCAACTGGGATGGGGCATTGTTGAACCCGCGTAGCGGGAGCGAGGCCGGGGGCCGAGCGATGACTAGACGTGGGTAGGGGATGGAGATGGGCGGTGCGTCAAGGGAGCGTGTTGTCTAGTCATTGATGAGTGGCAAGCATTGACACATGATCCGGCTGGGTGCATGATGGGAGCAGCTCAGGTCATGTTGAACTGAGTCAACGAACGACACCTTGCAATGGGATCAATGACAAAGCTTGTGAAGCCAGTGCTGATCGGAGCAGTGACGGTTTTCTGCTTAAGCGGTCTGACTGTGAATCCAAAAGGCGCAGTAATGACGTGGCTTGTTGGCGTCTTTGCAATCGAGACAGCAGCTGGCGTTGTAGCCAAGAAGAACTGAGTCCATCAACACAAGCCAAGACCATGACAAAGGCGATCCTTGTGGCCCTTCTGAGCCTGCCCAGTGCCGCTGTTGCCTATCCCTACGGCAATCAGTACGGCAACCATTACGGAAGCCAGTGGAGGCCCACCTACGAGCAACCACAGCGCAGCCAGAGCCAGTTCCAGGTTGACGAGCTGAAGCGTCAACGCTTTCAGAGCTGCTTCAACAGCAACGCAACGATCATTTCCTACAGCTACGGGTGCTGAGCCATGAACCGTGACGCAGTGATTGCAGAGCATGTTGAGGCCTTGATTGGCCTCGGCTGGCGTTGGGAAGGCCGAGGGCTGATCCCGACGTGGTTACCGGGTGAACTGTTCGCTGAGGCAGAAGGCAATGAAAACGCAGCTAAGGAGCCGAACCATGACTAGGGCTCATGTATTAGGCATTGCAATAGGATTGCTTGTTGGTGGGCTATCCATCCACGCAGGATGCCCCCAATTCTTTACCTCACACCACCTGGAGCTACTGCGTGCCTCTATGGCTTCCGACTGATGCATACCTTTCCATCAGGCGTAGCAACCGTTTCTACAGAAGGCCCTGGGCAATGTGGCGCCCAACAAGGCCTCATTATTCGTTGAGGGTTGGATTGTGTATGTTTGCTGCAGATTTGACGCTGATTGTTGACTTCACTCAAGTGAGCGCCGGCAATCGGTGACACCAGGCTACAGTTGCAAGGTGAGGGCATCTTGCAATGCAACAACTAAAGAATCTGCACGCAGCAATGCGCTTATGCAGAACGACTCATCCGCAACTCAGAGCATCACAACTAGAGCTGCTTTTGCAGGTCTGCTTGAAGCCTGGGATGACGCAATCAGAGCTAGCTGAGAAGGTTGACCTGACCCTATCTGCAGTCTCTAGGGCTATTGATGTCCTAGGCAAAACAGGCCGCAGAGATGGTAAGTCAAACGCTCAGATGGACTGGATTGAAACACGCAGAAACCCTGACGACGACAGGATTCTGCAGGTATTTATTACCCCGAAAGGACGCAATTTTGTATCCACGTTGGAGCATTTGATCTATGGCAGTTCGATTCAGGAATGATCGCCGGCGCTGGTTCGCTGGCATCACCAACGCAAACGGCAAGCGCATCAGCCGTTACTTCGACACCGAGCAGGAAGCCAAGGCGTGGGAAGCGCTAGCCCTCTCGGGTGCTGTTGAGGAGCGCAACAGGCAGCTCATGGTCATGGCCCACGGCTGCCAAGACGGAACGATCGGCCGGACTGTTGAGATTTGCAAAAGCTTGGACTGGGCGAGGAAGGACCCCAGCCAGTGGGAGAACGCGGTGCGTTTGGCCAGGATGCTGGGCCCAGAGACCCACATCAGCACCCTGACCATGCGGTCGTTGGATGATCTGGTTGGTGAGCTCAGGGGCCAAGGACTGAGCAACACCACGATCCGTAAGTACATGAACGCAGCCAGTGTGCTGTTGAAGCGGGCGTGTCGCCTGGGATGGATTGATGCCATGCCCCTGATGCCAGAGAACAGGACGCTGCAGCTGCCAGAGCCTCGTGATCTGGTGTTGCGTGATGAATGGTTCGCTGAGTTGCTAGACGCCCTGGAGCGCAAGGAGCAGCGCGTTTCGTTGGCCTTGACGTTGTTCCTGCGTCAGATGGGCTGCCGCGTTGGCGAAGCGCTGGATCTGACGTGGGACCGTGTGGACCTGGGATCTCGGCGTGTTCAGTTTGTCAAAACCAAGGGCAACATGCCCCGGACCTTGCCTCTCAATGATGAGATGGTGAGCATTGTGAAAGCAATGAAACAACGTGGCACAACGGCAGTGTTTCCGCTTAGCTATGGCACGTTCCTCAGTCACTACAGTGACGCGAAACATGCTGCCTGTGATGCACTTCAACTGGGCCCAACAACGCGCAAGGAATGGGTAGTTCACACCCTTAGGCACACGTGCATCACAGGACTAGCCCGTAAGGGCTGGGCTGCCCCTGCCATTCAGCAATGGGCAGGTCACAAAAGTCTCGCCGTCACCCAGCGCTACATCCACGCAGCTGGTATCAACCTCGAGGCCCTGGTGGACTGTTGAACGGTGTCTAGGACGTGAGACTTGGGTGCAGTGGATGCACCCAAAAATGCACCCAAACGGCTCAAAACCCTCTGGGGGTCTAGCAATCTGGTGAATGCAGCGGACTCATAATCCGCGCCAGGATTGACACGAGTCAAGAACCTAGGCCCCAAGGGGGATCTGCACTGAGATCCCTGAGAATGACCAATCAACAGTCAAACGCTGTCAAGCACCCACAAAAGGGCCCATCCGACGAACAGATCCAACTCGAATCGTGGCAACGAGAAGTTGGGGCATCACGTGCTTCAGTGCAACTCAACGACAAAGCTGCGCACGGAACACTTGCTCAACGCATTGCGAATCTGTACATCTCGCAAGTCATTAAGCAGTGGGAAAAGTCACGCTTCATTCCAGGACAAGGGGCGCACATTTGGCCGTTGATGCCTGGTCGTAAGGCCGTTGAGCACGTCGCCCTGGAGAGTCTCTGCTACGTCCTGGGCAACCTGGAAGATGGCCGCACATTCAACCAAGTTGCCTCTGTCCTGGGTCAACGGGCTGAGTACGTCTTGTTCCTGTTGCACCCCAAATGGAGGCGCAGCTACCACCTGGAAGGGCTACGCCTAGCGACCTGTGACCTGGGGATGAAGTGGGTCTCTAGACGGCTGAAAAAGCTTGGCGGTGATGCCTACAAACCGCTCACCCATGCCGAGCGGGCTGCCCTGGGTGGGTTGTTCCTGGAGATCATGGCCCAGGCCACTGGGCTGATCAGCATCGAGGTTCAGGTGCTGGGCCGCAACAGACGAGCCAAGGTCCTGAAGTTCACGAGCCTGTACTGGAGCTTCATGGCTCGGTGGAAGCAAGCGGCCACGTTGTTTAGGCCGTTGCACATGCCGATGCTCGTGGAGCCGCGGCCTTGGACACAGTTCGATGACGGTGGCTACCTGACGATCCGCACCGGCATCAGCAGCGTGGATTGGGAGCGGTGGCCGGAGGTGATCAAGCGGGCCAAGCCTTGTGTGCTGCGCTCGATCAACCACCTGCAGGCCCAGGCCTTTCGCATCGACCACATGCAGATGGGACTGGTTGAAGCGGTGTGGAACCTGGGCCACCAGATCGGTTCGTTGCCATCCCAGACAAGGCTCGAGGAGCCGAGCGAGGAGCATGGTGACCCGGAATACTGGCCAAAGCTCTTCGCCTACAAGGCGTCCCGCAGGCAGGACGTTGCCCGCACCAGGGTGATCCACAGCCTGGTGAGCTACAGGCAGATCGAGTCAGCGGATCGCCTGCACTGGGTGCACCACATGGACCACCGGGGCCGGGTGTATCCACGTGGCAGTCAGCTCAACGTGCAGGGGCCTGATCACATCCGATCGGTGATCCAGTTTGAGCAACGCTCACCGGTGAAGGGCCACGAGTTTCAGTTCGCATGGAGCCTTGGCGAAGCGCTTGGCACCAAGGCCGACTGGGAGGAGCGCAAGCGTTATCTCTCGTTGATGAGCACGGTGATTGGCCGTGTTGGGGAGGATCCACTGGGCAACAAGGGGCTGTGGCTCGAGGCGAAGGACCCGTGGCGCTTCGTTCAGCTGGCGCGGGATTGGGCTGGGTATCTCGCTGATCCTGGCTACACAAGCGGCACGATCCACTGGCGAGATCAGACCTGCAGTGGATGGGGCCACGTTGCCTGCCTGACGGGCGACGCCCAGCTGGCCCGGTTCACCAACGTGATCGGTGCGGCACCAGCTGACCTGTACATCGGACTGGGCAAGTTGGTTGAAGCCCGGATCAAGTGGCTCAACGAGAACTTGACCGAAAGCGAAACGCCAGCCAGTCAGCTGAAGTGCTTGGCCTGGTGGCGGAAGCATCAGATCCCACGGTCTGTATGGAAGAAAGCGCTGATGCCCCTGATCTATGGGCGCAGCTACGTGAGCCTTGCAGATGGAATCAAGGATTATTTGAGGAATGAAGTGAAAGACTTCCTCGCTGATGAAGACATCCGCATCGTTGAACTAGGCAACGTGCTGGCCAGCGTGATCAACGATGTCACCAAGGAAGCGGTGCCTCATGCCAAGGCGTTGGCGAAGTGGCTGGGCAAGCTGGCCGGGATGCAGGTTGACGCTGGGTTGAGGCCTTACTGGTTCACGCCCAATGGGTTGGCCGTTGAGTCGTGGAGCAGTGAGACGAATGCAAGAACGGTGAAGCTCGAGCTCGCTCGCACCACTGTGCGGGTTGACCTGAGGGATGCCACCAACGCAAAGGTGGATCGGGCTAAGTCAACCAAGAAGCTGGTGCCTGACTACATCCACAGCATGGATGCAGCGTTCTTGCAGAGGTTCGTCTCGCATTGGGAGGCGTACCAACACCCGATCGCAACGGTGCATGACTGCTTTGGCACCACGCTCGAGCACGTTGGGACGATGCGCCAGGAGCTGTGCGATCAATGGCACCGCTTCTATTCGGTGGACTGGTTGACGCGGCACCAGGGGATGGTTGAGGCGGTGCTGGGCCGTGAGGTTGAAGCGCCACCGATTGTGGGAACGCTGGACCGGGGTGAGATCGGCGAGAACCCAAACCTATTTACTTGACACCCTTCAACAACGTCGTATCATTCAGCAGCTGGCAATGAAGCGGCATCGCACCGCCCTTCATGTAAGACCAGCCTTACCTAATAGGTCATCTAATGGGAACCAGAAAGGCAACAGCATCCATCGGCCGTATCGCCTTTGGAAGCATCATTGAACCTCGCATCAATGAGACATCAGGCAAAACAGAATGGAGCCTCGGCTGGGTGATCCCCGAAGCCGACGCTCAGGACATCTTCGATGCAATCGAGCAGGCCTTGGCAGAGGAGCGCCAGCGGAACCCGCGCTTCCCCAAGGACAACAGCAAGCTCCACATGCCCTACTCGCAGTCCATGAAAAAGGACGAGTCAGGCGAGAAGGTCCCCGAGGACGGCGTGCTCCTGTTCAAGTTCAAGCGCAATGCCAACCGCACACTGCGCACCGGCGAGATGACGCCGAACACCCCGCCACATCTGTACGACAGCACCGGTCGCCTGGTTGAAGCCAAGACCATCGGCCGCGTTGCTGGTGGCAGCACTGGCCGCGTGATCTATGAGCTCTACGTGTACGACATGGCCGCGGCCAAGGGCGTACAGCTGCAACTGGTGGGCTTCCAGGTGGACAAGCTGCAACAGGAGGAGACCGTGGCCCTGCCTCCGATTGAAGGTGGTTGGGTGGCAGAGCAGAGCGAGGCCGACGAGATCGCTGAGCTCCTGGCCAATGCTTGATCGGTACAACCGGCGACTGCGGCAACGCAAGGACCGGGAACACCGATCGAACCTGGAGACACAAGTGGAGCAGGCCTTGCTAGCGCAGGGCCTCTCCCCCTCCTACGAAACCGAAAAGTTCCCCTACGTCTTGCACAAGAAGTACACCCCGGACTTCAAGGTGGGGAACGTGTACATCGAGGTCAAAGGGTGGTGGCCATCGGCGGAACGCACCAAGTTCCTGGCGGTGATCGTCAACAACCCAGGCCTTCCCATCTTCGTTGCTCTTCAACGTCCACACATGACGTTGAGCAAGACGAGCAAGACGACGTACGCGCAATGGTGCAGCAAGCACGGCATTGCTTGGTGCCCAGTCCCAATCCCACCTGACTTCATGGCGCAATGGCTAACAGGGGAACGACCCACATTCCATGCCCCGGCCCGGACTGCGAAAGCAGCGACGGAGCAACTGAATACGACGACGGTTCTGTTTTCTGCTTCGTCTGTGAACAGCGCTACACCCCTGATGGAAAACCTTGGATGAAGAAAACTGCAGGTTCAATCCTGGGCATGATGCCGAAGACGGACAAGGCGGCCGTCAAACAAGCCCTCATCCCGTCAACGGAATACAAGGGCATCGCTAATCGCAAGATCAGTGAGCGTGCTTGCAAGCTGTATGACTACAGCGTTGGCCGCTACCGCAACGAGGCGGCGCAGATCGCCAACTACAAGGACGAGAACGGGCTGACTGTTGCCCAGCACATCCGTTACGGGGCCAAGCAGTTCGCCTGGATTGGCCGCGACAAGAGCGTCAAGATTCAACTCTTCGGGCAGCACCTGGGCACTGACGGCACGTTGATCCTTACCGAGGGTGAGATCGACTGCCTCTCGGTGTACGACTGCTTGCATCAGCACCGCCACAAGAACAAGTTCGTCGTTGCGTCGATTCCCGATGGAGCCGCCAGTGCCAAGAAAGCCGCGACCGAGCAACTGGCTTGGATCCTGGGTTTCAAGCGGGTGGTTCTATTCATGGACAACGACGACCCCGGTCGGAAGGCTGCTACTGATCTGGCTGCACTTATTGGCCCTACTGCTGCTATCGCAGGAGCCCTCCCCTACAAGGACGCCAACGAAGCGTGGGTGGCTGGGGATCACAACGCCATCCTTGAAACGATCAACAACGCAAGGCGTCACAGGCCAGACGCAATCGTTCATGCACCTGACCTGTTGGAGAAGGTGCTCAAGCCAGAGCGTCGCTTCGGTTTGCCTTACCCCTGGGAGGGATGGAATCGGATGACCGAGGGCATGAAGCCCGGTCAACTGATCATGGTGTCCGGTGGTACGGGCATTGGCAAAAGCCTGTTCACCCGCAGCATTGCCTTGGACCTATGCAAGCAAGGCATAAACACGGCATACATCGGACTGGAGGAGAGCTGTGAGACCAGCCTGGAGCGAATGCTCTCAGAACAACTTGGTGAACCGCTACATCTGGATGATGAGAAGGCGCGAGCGAGACGTGATCCAGAGAAGATCAAGGAGGCGCTTAGCCGATTCGGAAATCACTTGTATCTGTTGGATAAGTTTGGCAGCGACGACTTTGACTCTTTTGTTGCCACCGTTAAACATTACGTACTGGGCGAACAATGCCAAGTTGTTGTCCTGGATCACTTCTCACTTCTGGCTGATGGTATTGCCCTTGCTACTGATCAGCGGCGGGCTATTGATCGCTGCATCAAAGATCTCAAAACGCTCTGCGTCGAACTCAACTTCACCATGGTGGTCGTCTGCCACCTCTCGCGCAGTGGCATCGGCCCGGCGCACGAGGAAGGTGGTGAACCGACGCTCGCCGAACTACGAGGATCTCATTCCCTAGCCCAGATCCCCGACTTCGTGGTGATGCTCGTCAGGAACCCACGCAACGACAACAAGGTTGAAGCCAACACCACCAGTTGTTGGTTGAAAAAGAACCGAGTCAAGGGCGAGCTGGGACTGATGTCCAAGCTGCAATACCAACAAGACAAATGCCAGTTCTATGAAATCCCCGCAGCCTTCTACTGAGCAGTTCGCTTGGAACCCTGACCACAAAGCTCAGCCATCCAAGCCTGGCTACACATTCTCCAACGATCCGAAGCACCCCTTATGGAAGATCAAGGTCACGTTTCTACTTCACCCCCCGATGACGGAGTTGATCAAGGCGCCAACAGCGACTGCGGCGAAGCAGTATGCCGAGACGAAGTACCTGGATCACAAAGCAGTGGAGGTCATTGGTCGAGCGGACCAGGCACGGATCTCCAGGACGAAACCTTCTACAAAATCAGGGGCCACATCTTCAACCTGATGCACCGCATGGCGGTAGACAACTTCAACAACGCCCTCAATGACAAAGCAGAACCCTTCAGCTACACCCAAGCCTTCTGGAACGGCTACGGATCCGCCGTCGCCGGCTTGCGAGACTTCGCTCGGGACCGACCTGTTGATCCAGAGGTGCAATGACGCTTACTGGTTTCCTGACTCTCGGTACAGTCTTGCTGACTCTGTTCGTATGGCGTCTGCTCTACGGATTATTGCGGACGAAGTTCAAACGTGGAGTGACGCGGCTCTCGAGAAGGGGAATCAGATTGTTGCCCTCTCCATACGAGGCGTGGCTGAACGCTTGCGGGATGCAGCCGATGGCAAGAGGTGAGGCAACGATTCAACTGATCAAGCGCAAGGGAATGGATGACCTGTACATCGCAGGACTGAATGGAAAGTCTGTTGCCTTCTATAGCGTTGAGCAACTGACTGAATGGCTCATAAACCAGGGGATCTCAATGGATGATCCAGCCTGGGAATACATCGACAATCTTGTAAGGGAAAACGACTGATGCCGCTCAATCAAATGTCACCCGACTGCCCTGGTTGTGGTGCATGGATCACGAAGGTGGTGATGACAAAGCTTGATAGCGAATGCTCTGACGTTGTTCGCCGTCGTCACTGTGAATACTGCGACCACCGGTTCTACACAAGACAGAAGCGGGAGGAGGTCGTTGATGTGAAGTGGCTGCCAGGTCGCAAGGGCAAGTCGATTCCTGAAATCACCAAGGTGTACAAAGCCACCAGCAAGAACAGGAGGGTGGCATGAAGATCTTGCTTGACGGAGACATGCTCCTATTCAGGGCGATGTCTGCCACTGAGGTTGAGGTCGAGGTCTATGAGGATGTCTGGACCAGGCACAGCGAACTGCCTGCTGCGCGTGAGTTCTACTGGCGTTGTCTCAACGACTGGTGTGAATACTTCAACGTCACGCACGATGACGTGGTGCATTGCTTCACCGACGCCAGCGCGTTTCGCCGGGAGCTGTTCCCGGAATACAAGGCCAACCGCAAGGAGAGCAAGAAGCCCATTGGCTTCAAGGCTCTCCGGTCTGAGCTGCTGGCTGAGGACTTTGCGTTCATGTATTCCAAGATCGAGGCCGACGACGTGATCGGGATCCTGGCCACGCAGCTACTGGCTGACGGCGAGGAGTACGTGATCGCAACGGGTGACAAGGACATGAACCAACTGCCTGGCCGTCACGTGTGGCTGGCCGGGAAGGAAGCCGAAGAGGAGGAGGGCCTCCTGATCAACACCTTTGAATTGAATGACGAAAGCTATGTCATCAAAACAACGACGCCTGACTATTCCGAGAGATTCACTTACCGGCAGTATCTACAGGGCGATTCCACCGATGGAATCCCAGGTTGCAAAGGTGTTGGCGAAGTGGGAGCCCGAAAGATCGTCGAGAAGTTCGACCTCAGTGAACCTGTGGATTGCTGGGAAACGATTGTTCGGACGTATGAGGAGGCATGGCGCAAGGCAAAACTTGATGTACGCCTCGCACCCGACTTCGCGCTACAGCAGGCGCGACTGATCCGCGTCCTGCGACGTGATGAGTATTGCTTCGACACACACACTGTTTCACTATGGAATCCCCCGACGCACTGAAGCGCATCATCGGCACACAGATGACAGAGGAAGTGCTGGATGCATTGGACAAGCTGTTCCCAGAACGCACGCCTGAGCTGACAGATTCAGTTGACCAGATCCGTTATGCATCAGGTCAACGATCAGTCATTCGTTTCTTGCGAGGTCTGACTTCGGGCAATGACGCAGGGTTTGGCGTGAAGCTTTAGCTCCTGCAGACTGAGGGCACTGTCAACTATTGCCCTCTGTCATGGCTCCCAGAAGGAATGCAGGCCGCAACAACACGCCAATCCCTGGCAGAGGTGCTGCTGCCGCAGCTGTTGCAGCTAACCGCCCTGCTACGCCTACGCCTACGCCTACCCCTACGCCTGTTGCCGCACCGGTAGCTGCACCTGCTGCCTCTCGGTTGTACCAAGGGCAGACACCGGATGAGTTTGCGCTCAGCACCGTCCAGGCGGCAATGCAGCGGGCCAATGTCGACATCAACAACCCGTTCATCCAGACCGTCTACGGCGCCAACAAAGCGTTTGCTGAACGCGAGATCAGCTGGAATAACCGCAACGCAACCGACAACGGACTGACTCGCATAGAC